GAAAGGGGGACATTGTCTCTCTTTCCTCTCTGAAAAATAAATGTTTTTATTGCTTATTATCCGCACCCAAAAAGTTGCATTTATAAGTTGAACTCAAGACAGATACCAGTGCTACTAAAACTATAAACAACCATTTTTTCATATAATCTTAGACCTTAAGATAATTAGCTATTCCAATGGCATGAGCCTTTACAATTCGCGCTTTTCCATCAGCAGAAAGTAAGAATTCAACATCTTCCTTATTATCCTGAAAAAAGTTTTCGGTAAGAACTGCCGGACATTTCGTTTTCCGCAAGATATAGAAGTTTTCTTCCCAGTCAGGATCGTCGTCAGAATTATCCCTGCGTATTCTTTGACTGATAAAGTTTTTTTCAGCTTCTTCATACAGGAAAGTTGCCAGTTTATCAGCCTTTGTCTTACCTTTCGATGTATAAGCACTCCATCCCCTTGCATTCATCCATTCTGTACCGTTTCCGGCAGCATTGCAGTGAATAGAAATCAAGATTACATTAGATGTACCCAATCTGCCACAAATCTCATTCACACGCCGGCATCGCTCTGATAGTGGAACATCTATTGTCTCCTTTACAACTCTTTCAGCATCAATGCCCATTTTGCCTAATTCCAGAACAAGCATATCTGCAATTTCACGAGTCCAAGCATATTCCCGCAATTTTCCATCAGGAGAGCACTTTCCCTTTGTATTCTCACCGTGGCCGTTATCAATTAGTACTTTCATTTCCTTTCAACTTTAGTTTTAATCTGCCCAATTAAATCTTCCGCATCCTTACTGCTAATACATTTTACTATCTTTTGTGCCATATCAGCTACATCGGCAGCATGAGACTTCTTTTTGCGGCTATTTTCCAGCACCGAGCGACCTTCTATACAGATAATACCCATCGTTATTAAAATCATGCAATAAGGAGCTACATACCAAGAAATGAACAGTCCCAAGACATCGACCATTGTACCGAATATCAATACGCGAAAATAATCAACCACTTTAGCTACAGTTCTCCTTAACCCCTTACTGTCAATTTTTTCTTTATTTACTCTTGCCGCATCAATACCACTCCACATATCCACGAATGAAGAAACGACAATAAAGATACAGCATGTAAACAATACGATTGCATACAAACGTAAGTCTTCAAACTTTATACCGCCTATCTGTTCAATCATTTCAACCATTAGAATACAGTATTAATTATCCATGAAAAAACATAAGCAACACCAATAATAAGGTCCGCTAAATAAGCTCCACGTAAAGTCGCTTTGACATCTTTCTCATCAGGAATATCATCCTGCGCTTCTTTCCATTTTGCTGCAATGTAAGCGCATCCTGTACCAATAGCAGCACCAATTAATACCGGAACAAACTTATTCCCAAACAAGAATACAGCAACCAACACACAAATAGCCACAATCAAGAGACCAACCAAGCCGTGAATAATTTTATCCCAGCCATACTTTTTTACCAAATCATTACTTGCTTTCATAAACTCTTTTCTCCTAAAATATAAGCCAAGAAAGAAATTGAAGCATAAAAAAAGCAGCCGGAATTCGACTGCTTTAACTTTTAATGATTATCTTTGCAACATCTCACTTACTAATGCGCATTATTTGCGCAGCAACTAAAAATAACGCTCGTAGTGCGAACGAGGGTATCTGCCCCCGGTCGTGCGCTACGAGCGTTTTTAGTTAAAAGTAGGTGAGATGATTTTTAACAGGCCGGGGGCTTTTTTCTTTCCTTCCCCCAAAAGGAATATTCACATACTATTCAACTCGATATTTATTCAAACTGAACGTATCTTTCTTTTTCCAACCGTCAACAAGTGTATTTTGGATATGTAACATGACTTTGGTATAGAAGTCTGTCAATTCATCCAATGCCGAAAACTTCCGATAAACGGGCGTTTCATCCGTACCAAACTTGAATACAACCGGAAGGGTTGCACCATTTGTCTGTACGGCCAAATCGTATGCAGCCTTGTAGTTGAACTGATTTTCTCTTGAAAGCCATACCTGCACACCCTCGTATGAAAATCCTTTCAAAATAGTTTCGTCCACCTTCTGGTTATACCAATCCATAATCAAAGCCTTAACTACTTCATCTGACGGTCTGCCATTCAGGAACTCCGCTTCCATATAGTCGGCGGAACCGTCTTCATGTTCTTGGATATCCCAACGGACACGCCATTTATTCTTTGCCGGACTGACGCATTCTATCAGTTTCACATCGGCTGTACCTTCTACTCTTTTCATCTTAACTGAATACATACTTGGTTCTACCTTTCCCGAAAGTTTCCGTCTTGATGGTGGTCTCAAACGGAAAACCGTCAGGGATTTCTTCAATCTGTTTGAGGATATTCTTCATTTCCTCACTGTTGGTAAAGAACTTCTTGGGTTCGCCGTTCTGTTCTATAGCCACAATACAACGGTCCTCGCCTTGTTCAGTCTTTATTCCCATCTCAAAATCCTTGACTATGATAGGAAGGTTTACCAACTCACGGATACTTACCACCGTACCCGAAAATCGCTTCTTACCGTCTTCCGGCTTGTAAGCGACATTTAAATCTTTAAATGATTTCATTTTTTTGCCTGTTAATTTTTTAAACAACTTATTACAATCGGCGTGTTTCGTCATGCCGTAGAAACTGGCAATCAGTTCCCGCCTTCTTTTTCTACTTTTTACCTCGTGCATCTTCCGAGCAAACTTCTGTTTGATGCGTTTCCGCAATCCTACATAGTTAGGGCGAATAACATAGCCGAGAAAATCAATGCCTTCCTCTACCGGAAATACCCGTTCATTAGGCTTGATTTCCAAATCTATTTTCTTCATTTGCTCATGAATAACATCACGAATCTTCCACAATTCCGCTTTCGTTTTACCGAGTACTAATCCGTCATCACAATAGCGATAGTAATATCGGATACCGTACTTGTCTTTCAAATAGTGGTCTAAAAATACAGACAGGAGCAAGTTTCCCGCCCCCTGCGAACTGCGCAGTCCGAAACTGATACCTTCCGGCAGCAGCTTAACAAACCGTTCCAGCAAAACCAACAACCTTTCGTCCTTGAACACCCTACGGAAGCACCACATCACAAAATCCTGCCGCACGTTGTCGTAGAACCTGCAGATGTCGAACTTGTAAGCATATAACGTACCTTCCGGGTCTTTTTGCAGATCGGTACGTATGCGATTCATCAGGTCATGTGTGCCACGCCTTTTGATACTTGCTCCGGTTGTCCGAATATAGCGTTTCTGCAAATGACGGTCTACAACATTCATTACGGCAAACACAGCAATACGGTCTTTCATGGAAAGTATCTGTAAAGTACGTTTCTTACCGTACTCCTCAATCTCTCTTTCATGGTAACCGCCAAGCTGGAATGAACCATCCGCAATAGCAGCCGTAAGTTCAATGATGATTTCCTCCCTATGAGCGAGTAAATATCGTCCTTGCTTTGACCTTTTACGATTTGTACCACGCAGTACTGTATCGAATGCCTCCGACATATTGGAGTATTCGATGATTTCCTCGATGATATATCCTTCCCTACGCATACAAATTCAGCTATTGGTTAATAAACATGGAAGATAAGGGCCTTCCTTTCCCCGGGTCTGACTTCTTCGAACTGATAACAGCCTACCAAACTCCACCCGACGCGTGATTTTTCAGCTTTCCACCTTTTCTGGTGCTGTTGCTGTGGCTTGCTCCCCTCGGCACCGCTTCGGGGACACGTCCCCGCTGCTGTACGCCGATTTGTTAGATTTCCAGACGCGAGCCGATATACGCATACGTATACGAAGCATCGTAAAGCGCACCCGCATCCGACACACCGCCATACGCGCTCGCATGGCTGTACCCGCGATAGACCACACGGACTATTGGGGAACTCTACCGCTTGCAAAGTTACTGATTTAACAGGCAAAACAGATAAACGAATTACACTATCATCCAAAATAAAACGGATATACTGCCACCCGCGACGGTGAGCCCCCAATCAATCCAGTCCCAAGGACTTCCCCGAAGAGTATCTTTCAGTTCCAGACAGGAAGCTGCAATGGCCGCAGCATAAAAGGCCGTCCAAGGAGTAAATCCCAATAGACCTACCATCAAACCACCGATAAGATGCTTGTAACGGTTACTCATTTTAAAAAATGCGATAATCTTTTTCATATACCTCAAAATTCTATTTTTTCGACCGGCTTCGCCGGTATTTGAATACCTTTTAAATGGAATTCGGAAACCATCCGAATCCCGTTCTTTCGT